CACCGAACTTGACGGTCTTGCCATTGACCTTAGTTTTGAACTTAGGTTCTGCCATTTTACAAATAGTTAGGTAATTACTTTACATTATCTACCCTGACCTCTATACTTCTTCTGCCTGCCCTCCTTTGGCCTCCTTGACTTTCGGTGCTTGCCCTCTCTGCGCTTGCCGAAGCTGACCTTTACTTGTGACTCCTTTGCTTTTTTCATGCTCAAATATCGTTTATTATCACTTACTTTTGTAATCCTCTATGCGCCTTGAAGATAACCTTTACTGCCAGAGAAATGGAGCTGCTCCGAGTGCTTGCCAAAGGCAGGCACTTTCTCAAAGATCAGGCTAATCCCAACAGATACAAGCAGCACTGGGGCAATGACCAGCAGACTGCTGACATGCTAGGTGTCATGGGTGAATATGCAGTATCTAAGGCTCTTAGAATTCCAATGGATATGAGCTGTGGTTTGGATGGTGATGGAGGCACAGACCTGATGATGGATGAGTATAACCTAGATGTAAAGACTACAAAGTACAAGACAGGAAGGCTGGTATTCAATCTGAATGATGAGCTAAAGGCTGATGTCTACATCCTATGCTGGGCAATTGAGGATCAGTCAGAGGTCATCCTGAAAGGCTACATAAGGAAGGCTAGCATGGCTGCTGTAATGGTTCAGCAGAACTTAGGCTATGGCCTCCGAAATGTCATTGAGCAAAGGCATCTAAAACCCATCTCCCTACTTATTGCTTATCGGGAGAAAAAGTAGGGTGAAGTTACTTCAGGCCAGCTCTGCCCTTCTCCTTTGCAGCCTCATACTGCTCCTGGCTTACAGGCCATAGCTGATGCCGGCAATTATAGCCACCTCGGTAGGTAAAGATGGTGGTGCTGTTAGTGCCTTTCATTCGACCATCCCAGTTCTTAAGGTCTGCCCACTTCTGCACCTCTTCCTTGGTGAAGTATCTGCCAGCTCTGGCCTCGCAGAATGGCCTTGAATCAGCTATCAATGTGCCTGCATAAAGGTAGTATTCTACACCAAGATCATCACTAATGGTCTGAATGTACTCTGAATTGAATGTCATCACAGCATCATTGGTAGTCTGCTTGATGTATCGGTTTAGAAATGGAGCTTCCTCTGGAGTGCCTTCGATAAACTTTCGTAAGGTCTTATTAAGTTCGGTGCGTGTGCCTACTCCGGCTATGTTATCCTTCAGCACCTCCTGAATGGCTGTGCCAAAGTTCTCCCTGATGCCAGCACCTAGCAGGGCATCCTTGGTAGTGGCTATGTTAGCCTCCAGAATGGCCTTGTATAGTTCTGTTTTAGGCTTAAATGCGCCTATTGACTCGGTTATAAACTCATTGCTGTAGGTAGCCAGCAGATTGAATCCAGCCAGCACCTCAGCTACCTGTGTCTGGTAGGTAGGGTTATTAATTATGGTGTCAGCAATGTCCTGCTTGAGCTTTATTAGCTGCTTAATTGTCTTTGCCCGGTCTTTTGAGTCAAGAGAAAGCTCACTTGCCAGGTCAATTACTTGCTGAGATAGCTTTTCAAAGACCTTTGGAAGGGCATTGCCCATCCGGCTTTCAATTGCCAGCTGTAGCTTCTGTATTTTCTCAATAATGTCCTGCTGTGCAGCCATTAAATCTGCTTAATCAGAGAGTCAATCTTAGCATTTAGCTTGTCAAAAAGCTTGGTATTGCCCAGCTTTGATGCCTTATCAGCAGCATTGGACAGCTGTTGTATAGCTAAAGGGAGCTTGCCAAGTTGATCTTGAGGCATTGCTTCTGCTTCATCTGGATTATCAGCTGGCATATCGGTTGGCACATCAGGCATTAACGGAACAATGCCTGACTTTATCTGTGCCTGCTTCTCCTCTGCCATAGCATAGACATCAGCCTGCTGCTCGCTGAATGGTTTATCATACCAATAGGGGTCTTCTTCGACCTTTTGCATGACAAATGCTGCAAGATTAGCACTTAGAATGTAGTCTAATTGAGTACATCCATTGCTGGATAGCAACACTGTCTTCTCATCGGTGGTCTTGAATGGCAATGGATCAAGGCTGCTTAGTAGCTTTAGGTAGGTCTTCTTCATCGAATTCTCACCATACAACTTCTCAACATAATCCATCTCAATTCCGGCTATAATTAGTGGATTGAACTTGCCAGAAATAGCCTTATTAAGCTGCTCACCGACCATTTCGGTGGTCATGATGTCAAAGTCAGTAGGCACTGTGATGGATGGCAGTGCTGCCTTGACTTTGTCCGCATCCATTAAGCCAGACATGAACAGAGTGTTGTACCTCTGATACATGATATAGTAGCTTATCTTGCGATAAATGCTAGCAAGATGTACCGAAACAGAGAAGCAGAAGGTGTTCAGCTCCTTTCGGTCATACTCCTTAGCAATTCCTGACTGAGCTATGGGTATCTGGCTAAGTATCTCTAGTCCTATAGCCTTAAAGCCTTGAAACTCCTTTTGTATGATGTCTTCCTGGAATAGCCTGACTGTATCAGTAGGTCTCTCAATGTAACCAGCTGGAGGCACTGGTGGTATCTGTGGGTTAGGATTAATTGCACTGACCCGGTCAATGTTAATCTCCATCAATCCGAATGGTGAGCTGCTTGCTCTACCAGAGCCAGAGCAATCATTACAGCTTACCTTCTCCTCCTTTCGGTTAGTCCTAATGCCTGTGCCATTGCAGGTCTTACAAGGGGACATCTTCAATGCCCACTTCTGAGGCAGGGCATGCATTGCCCAAAGTATGTTCAGGTCATCAGTCCTAAATAGTACCTCATTCCATGCCGGAAGGCAAGGAGCAAGTACCGAATCATAAACTAATTGACCATCCTCCTCCTCATAGATGATGTTGCCTACTTTACAGACAGGCAGATAGCCAAACTCATAAGGCAGAATGAAGACCTGAAATGGCTGGTCATAGGTATAGCTATTGACTTGCCTGAACAACACCAGACCTTGGGTGGTCACGCAGAAGAATTGATCCCACTTCTTACGGTTCATGTCTACATACTCCTCAGCCTCTATGATGACATAATCCTCACCTTCCCAAATCAGGTCTTCTGACTCAATAATGTGAGGGTAAGGTCTTGACCAGTCAAGGGTAGTGGTACTGTTAGGGTCTTCAATGAAGTCATCATAGTCTGGCAATGTTACTACTATGGCATTTGCATCCATCAGATAGGTCTTCAGGAAGACATTAAATAGCCACTTCTCCAGGCTACCAGTTTTTGGCAACTCTTCCTCCACATAGTACTCTAGAGTGTTGTCATTGAGACCTATGCGCTCTGCTATGCCTGTCTTTTGGAAGTCAGATTCAAACTTGATCTTAAAGTCATCAGCCTGCTGAATCTTTTGCAGGAAGGTATAAACTCTTCCGGTGGCAGTAGTGGTAGGAGCTTGCCATCTCTTCCTCCTGTACTCCCTCATCCAAGGCTCTTCACTCGGATGCTGAGTTATTAAGAGCTTCTCGGGGTACTCATTCTCGAAGTGATACTCCAGCTCTTCTGCCTTTTCTCTAGCCTCTTCAATGTAATCGTGCCTGCCTTCCCGAATCTCACGGTCAAGCAACTTAGATAGTAGTACCCCGATTATCTCTTCCATTTATTTTAGTCGCAAAGTACAGTGATAGTAACTTCCTGCTGACCGAATACACAGCCAAAACCATTGGTAACCGTTACCACAAAGGTATAAGTTCCAATGTAACCATTAGGATTCCAAGTCAGGTCACCAGTTGCTGAATCAATTGCCAGATTAATCTGAGTAATGTCATCACTTCCGGCTACTGCATCAATTGACCACACCAAAGCTGGCGCACCAGAGATAGCACCTACATTCAGCACAGCTGAGAACTCAGCAGTTTGTGGGTTACTGCAGTCGGATGTCCAAGTAAATCCATTATTACCATTGTAATTGGTAGAGATGATGTAATACAGACCTTCTAGGAAGGTGTCGGTGTCGAACTCATAAGGCAATGGATTCACCTTGCTAACCCAGTTTACTGACACTTCAGCCATCTGATAAGTGTTCAGGTCAGCAGTGATGATAGGATCACCGATAACAGTCACATAGTAACCAGAGGCATCCCAGATGCGACCAGGAGTGAAATAGTAGAAGTCGAAGTTCTGAGCAGTAGCAAGTATGTCATTGTAGAACTGAACATTGTTCTGCACAACTCCCTGCATGTCCTGATAGGTCAGCGTGTGAGTTTTTGCAAGAGCTTTAGTGTTCTGCATACCCCTACCAGCTACAGTAGCTGTCTCAGGTTTTGGCTTTTCACCGCTGGTATTGAATACAAGGTAAGCCTCGCCATTCAGGTAACGGTCATAGAGAGCTGCTATCCAAAGGTCAGCAGTAGACTTCTCTTGAGCAGTGAGGGCAGCAGACTTACGAACATAAGCCACCGCCACAATCTTATTCTGAAACTCTGGGTCACAGAGGAAGTTCTGATAGCACCCTACATCGGGGCATGTTAATGAGAAAATTGACATAGTTTTAGCAATTCAAACAACTTGAATTTTTGGGCTGAAAGCCCTGAAGTAGTGCCTGAAACTTTACTTGAGATAAAGTCTCAAATGAACTTTGTGTAGTGAAGTCTTGGGTGGTGGCTACCTCAATGTCACCGTTCACAAAGATTGACTTTCCCTCCCATATCAGATAGCTATGCCGGGTGGCATCGACAAGAGCAAGCTGAGTGGCCTCATCGAGAAAATCAGTATGCAAATCTAAGGATAAATCCTGCTTTGATTGTGGCCTTCTATGGACTCCATTGCTTTGCCTATATAGGCTCTCTTCTATCTGAGGCTTTGCCCCTCCACCATTGATGCCTAGCCTTACCTTCTGCTTCCATCCTCCGGTGTACTCAAATCCCTCTGCTATGCTGATGCTGTCTGACCAATACTCCAGCATAGTGCTGAAGCAGTCAGAGGCATCAATGTTAATTATGTTGCTTAGTGAATAAAGTTCATATAGGCTTGCATCTGGCTCTTCACAGATGCACATCTGGTATTCGGTGCTGAATTGCCCATCAATCACATTGCCATCACCATCCATAATGTAGTTACGCATGGTGAAGTTAGTGTTGCAGGCCACTGTCACTGTCCATGTCCACTCCATTGTGTCTCCCTCCTCATCATAGACACATACCATGCCCGGAATTGTGTTGCTCCAGTCTGCAATGTCTTGCGGAGTGAAGCCTCCAGTAATTACAGGAGGCACTTGTATTGAGTATACTTGGCTATAGTTAGTGCCATCAAACAGGGCAAATGAATAGTATTGCAGCTCATAGTTCTCATTTATCTGGTCAACATAATTATTAACCCCACCATCAAGGAGATAATTAAACACAAGTTCGCATGTAGTTGCTCCACCATCTGTGCCTATGTTATACAGACCCATCCGGTAGCAGCCTGTCTTACTTGGAATAGTCACTGATGCCTGCATCTGAGTGTTATTGCAATCATCTGGAAGGGTAGCTGTGCCTATCTGCTGGACTAATTGACCTTCCTCAGTAAATAATCCAACCAAGGCATTTACTATGCCTTCCGTGTTGCCATCTACTACATTGAACTGCCATTGGTCTCCCGGCTTTGCCGGCATGGCATAGAACTCAGGAGATACATAACAGCCTGATGTGAACTCTACTTGCTCAAGGTCATAGGTGGAGTATTCATAGAGCCATCTGCCAGCCTGATAAGGTTCATAAGGCAAAGGAGTAGTCTCTGAGTATAGTGTAAGGAAGTCAGCACCACCTCCGGCTAGATCACTAACAAACCTTTGCCAGAGCCATTGACCATCCAGCCTGCCTACCAGAATGAACTTCCTTCTGCCAGTATCGGTGAAAGTAAACTGCGCTCTTCTATAGGTAGTAAATGCTGGTGAGCTTACGCTGAATATCCAGCCATCAGGCTCATTGGCTGCAAATGTGTAGTAAGTAGCTAGCACCGAATTAGTCCAGTCAGTATCACTAAGACTAGCCTCAATAATTCTGTCCATGATGGTCAGGACATAGCTGTCATCACCGTTTAGCTGAGGCAGACTGAATAGCCTTTGATTTTCGTAAGGTGCAGTTGGTGCAGGGAGTCTGCTAATCTCATCATTGAGCAGCTGCCAATTGCTTCCCCTGGCTAGGCCAGAAGTTGCTATGTTAGTCAATGGGTCAAATGAGTAGGTAATCGGGAAGATAGCAGAGCCATTAAGGCTAACCACATTAAGTGCCTCCTTTACCTTTAGCTCTTCCGCAATTAATGGGGCAGCAAATGTGCCTGAGTAACTGCCGGGAGTGAAGGCTGCTATGTTAGCTGAAGTGATGACCTTGGTGGTGTTATTGAAGTTGCCATAGACTTCAAGAATCTGGCTATTGTCAACTTGATAAAGTGAAGTATTGCGTATATAGATGTGATACTCCCATAGCGGAGGATCAGGTGCAGTAGTCATGTCAACCACAAGCTCTCCGAATATTGGAGAGGCATTGTAAACATCAACAGCCTGCTGCACCGAATTACGCAGCTGATAGATTGTTGTAGTGCCTACCACTGCTATGGTTGGCAGTGATGAGGTCAGTGACAGATTTAATTCATTCAGAATGTCAGATACTATCTGATTATCTGGGTAAAATCCGGCATTCCATGCCTTTTCAAATCTATAGAAAGGATGTGCGTTACCCATTGGCTAAAGTCTCAAGTATCATGTCTACCGATGTCTGAAGTACCCCATTGATCATGGTTGCTTCAACTACCGCATTAGTACCCCAGAAATAATCATCATTTTTCATGTACATAGTTACTGAATTAGATGCACATCTGTCAAAGTAATAAACCTCATACTTTACTCCTTCAATGGTAGCAATTGGTTTTATATAGTCAAACTCAAACATTATCTTGGAGAAACATGGGTGGAAACATTGAAAATCTGCTGGCCTACAGTAGCAGGAATACAAGTCATAATTATATACTGAGCTACTGTCCAGTCAATGTTGCTGCTTGATAGGTTGTCATTGTTAAAGTCATCATATCTTGCCGCAGTACTATTGACATAATATGTAGTAGTAGCATTATATATAGTCACATTTCTTTCACAGGTTATGCCAAACTGACTAATATTACCAATGGTCTGAAAACCCATTAAAGGTTTACCACTAAACACACCTGATTGATTACTGATGTAAAAGTTCCATCTATCGGTAGCTAATTGACTAAGCCTTCTGGCTCTGAATAGGATAGTAAAACAGTCTCCTGAAGTGAATGTATTGGCAGGAATAAGCAATTCAGAAAGCAAGGTCTCAGCAGTTGTGCCTGTTACAGTTGCAGGGGCTACAGTAGATAAGAACTTACCTGTTGTTGCACCTCCATTATTTGCCCAGCTTAATTGCCCTGTGCCATCATTAACAATCACCTGACCTGATCCTCCCTGAGTTGTTGGTAAGGTTAGTGAGTAGTCACTTGCTAATGTTGCTGCAGCCTTTACTGCAGTGTAGTTAGTGCCACCTCCTAAACCTTCCCTGAGCCTTATCTCTCCTGCACTTGCTCCATTGTTCAGAGTGGCAATGCCTGTGATGGATGGGGTAGTTATGGCTGGAGTTGTAAGTGTCTTGTTGGTCAGAGTCTGGGTAGCTGTGTCAAGCACTACATTGCCAGACTCATCAGGCAGAGTGTAAGTCCTGTCAGCAGTAGCACCGAATTGAAATGCACTTGTGTATGCATCGGTCTCAAACCTTGCTCCAAATTGCTTTGGTGACTTGTCTGCCCATAGAGTAACATAGTCAGTGACTCCTGAAGGTGGACTAGTGTTGATGCTATGCATGTGCATGTGACCATTACCAGTGCTTTGTCCGATTCTTGGAGTGTTAATTGTCAGGACATTGTTTACATCATCCCAAGTCAGGTCACTTACCCCACCGAATGCACCACCATTGTTGTATTGAATTTGAGTGTCAGCTCCTCCCGGAGTGCCTCCATTTGTGCCATTGGCAGCAGCAGTCACCCTTCCATAGGCATCTACTGTTATATTTGCATTTGTGAAGCTTCCAGATGGGTCTGGACTTACTGTATCAAGGCTAATGTCTGGAGCATTGCCTCCGGTTGAGCTGAGTGGAGTAGATGCAGTTACAGCAGTAATTGTGCCTACAGGCAAACCAGTGCCAGGAAAGTAGCCTACTACCCTCCAGCTTCCAGAGCCTTCACTAATGACCATCATGCAGTCTCCTGCTGTCGTGGTGATGTTGGCTGCTCCCGGGATGATGAGTGTAGTGGCATTGTAGGTCACTACTACTGCATCCTCAAAGTATAGAATAAACCTAGCTCCGGCTGGCAATGTGCCAAAGCTTGTGATTGAAGTAGTGCCTGAGACATGCACAAAGTTGCCTGTAGCTAGCGCAAGGTTAACTGTTGCTGCTGCTGTCAGTGTGCTTCCCTTGCACTCATAGAATGCATTCTGGAAGGTGCTGACATCCTTCTGAGTGACAAAGCTATCAATGCCATCAGTGATCCAGTCTCTCAGGTCAAAGGGAGAGATAAGCTGTGATGTGTTGTCTGGAAAGTTAGTTGCACTAGTGGTGCTGAGTTGCGCTCTGGTTACATTAGCCATTAATCATAGCCTGTGTCATAGCCTGAATCGAATGCACCGCCAGCCAAGGCATCCTGTGCTGAAACAAGCAAGGTGAATGTAGTAGTACCTCCGGCAGAGTCTTCTGGCTTATTCTTGGCCTCAGTAATGAAGCCTTGGATGTCTAAGCTTCCAGAAGTGAGCCTGATTTGCCGGTATTGCTCATCTTGCGACAAAGTTAAAAAATCACAGAGACTTTGTGGATAGCTAAACTGCACCTCTATAGGCTTGAACAAGTATTCCTTTGCCCCATCTCTCAGCACTGTTGGGCTTATGCTGACATTCTCATAGAGTGGGGTATCAATAAGGTACTGCTGACATGGCTCTTGTGAGTCATCTATCTGGCTATAGTAGCTTGTCTGATACTCGCCTATCTGATACTGCAGCACTGGATTGCCTGTGCTGGTAGGCACAAGTCCGTAAGTGTTCATGCCTAGCACTTTCCACCACCTCATGCCTACTCTGGCAGGAGTGTGGAAGATATTGTAAAGGTTCTGCATGACCCCAGAGCTGAAGGCTATCAGACTGCTGGGCATGCTCACCTCTCCTGGGGCAAAGGTTATTGATCCGGTTTCCTCTGGTAAGTTAAAGCAAGTGCCTTGTACATTTTCAAGAGCAATCTCCTGCCTGTTGAGCCAGATAATGAAGGTGTCATAATCATTAGGTCGGTCAGATGTAGCACCTCCATTGGTGATGGCTGATGCTCTACGATTGAACTCTATGCAATAACCTTCAGCTATTATGTCGCTCCGAATATCAAGGGCAGCAGTGCTATTCTCGGTCATTGCCCGATTGTCAATGAAGTAATTCCGGTCAGTATGGATGGCATAAGCTCCAGAAATCTGGATGTTTTTCCACTTATCAGAAAAGCCAAGGGTAATATTATTAACCAGGTCTTGACTCTTAGCCATCTGATTAACCTCACCAACATTGGTAAAGGTCTGGCTGATGGTGTTCTGGTAGAAGTACTCCCTAGGTTCTACTCTGACTTTCCACTGTGAGCCTGTCCACTCAAATGCCCAACCAAGGCAAAAGATTCGGTCAAGTCCTTCAAAGACCTGCTTCCATGTGGTTTTCAAAGTCTGGAAGCCAAAGAAAGGGTCTACCGCTCTTATCCTTGCTCCGGTTGTCAGGGCATTATTCCAATAGCAGCCACCATCAGCCTCACTGAACACATCAGAGAGCAGCATGTTGTTGTTCCCAGTCATCACATAGATTGCCCTGCGTAGCCACTGCTCAATGGTCAGGACATTGCAAGTGCTGGCATACTCACCTGAGTTAACTTCCTCAAACTTTATGGTTGCATTTTCAAGCACAGTGACATCTGCAGTGTTTGGGTTACCTGTGTAGCCAGCCTGAACTGCATACTGTAGCTTATAACCTGAAGGTATGCTGATGTTATTGATAGTGCCAGCTAATGTCCATGTCTGGGTAGCTCCGGCAGCAAGAGTTGTGTTCAGTAAGTAGTAGCCTGTGTCGAATACATTGCCATTGATTGTAGCCAGATAGACAAAAACATCAATGGTATTAAAGGTATTATTATTGACTACTGTGACCGTTAGGTCATGGGTGGCACTAAATGTCCTTGTTAGGCTTGTGTTGTTCTGGAATATTACGCTGTCACCATACTGCCCCGCATTCCAGTTAATTGTTGTCTGGGTAGTGTTAGCTGTGTTGCCATATTCCTCAGTAAAGTCAGTATTCTGCCAGAAGGTAGGTATGATTAAAGCTTCATACCAATAGATAGCTGCAGTCCTATCGGCATAACTCTTGCCAAAGGCTGATAAGTAAAGGTCTTGCCTGTGCAGCCTGATGTTCTTGAAGGTTATCGCACTGATAGGATTACCATTAAGATCAGTAGTGGCAGTCAGGTCTATCTCTACATCCTGCCTGGCCTTGAAGTCTTCCCGGAAGTTGTCATCAATGATACCTACAGTGACCTCAAAGCTGTCGGTATCGCAGACATTATGCTCCTGATAGATGGCTAGATTAAGATATCCTACAAACTCATAGTCCTGACCATTATAGCCAACATCTGAAATAATTCTAATTAGAATAGGCTCATTGATGTAATACTGGTCAAAGATGCTCTTAATGTATCTAGCTCCTTTGTCATAGAACTTAACCTCTGTGCTGAATGGCTGGTCAATGCCATGACTTTCCATCCTGAGAGCAGTGAACTCAATTGCATCCCAGCCTATAGGCTCTTCGACCTCTATGCCATCTAAGTAGAACTTCCAGCCTGCCATGTCGCAAAGGTAAAAAGAAAAAGCCCCTGTAGAACAGAGGCACTTTCGGAATCTAAACCAATAAGAAATGACATCAGCTTCTGAACCGATTGTTGAGGATTTTAGTAGTCCTCCTTTCGGTGCGAATATACTTTTCAAATCCACGCTCATCCATATTGAGCTGAGTAATGGGTAGAGATTTGAGAATGCTACCTAACTCATCCAACTTGCCATACATTGGATTGCTGGCCTGACTACCTCCAGACATCCGGCTTGCCCAGAATAGTTCCTGTTTGCTGAGTGCATGGTTAGGAATAACCTGAGAGCCTGATGGGAGATCAACCAGGGTAGCAGTCGGTGGAGTAAAGTAGACCTTGCCGGATGCAGTCACTACCTTCTCAACACCTCGCTCACCTACCATTGCTCTACCTCCTTTGAATGGCTTGCCCTTAGTACCCTCGGCAAACTCTGGTACAGGCTGAGCCATAATAAAGCCTATCTGTGCTGCCTGGTTAGCTAGTGTCAAAGCAGCAAGTCCAGCAGTGACCGGGTTACTTGCCCACTTAGCAACTATGGCTGCAGTCTCAAATATAACCTTAGCCACAGCAGCAGCCTGCTCTGCTTTGAATGCCTTTTGCTTTAACATCTTCTCCTCCTCTGCCCTTCGATTATTAAGCTCCTGAATCTTCTGCTCATTGCCTTCAGCAAGAACTATCTCATTGTCATATCTCTTGTTCATAGCAGCAATCTCATTGTTGATGCTTGTCTGGTAAAGGCTGCTGAAGTTGCCCAGAAGGTTCTGAGTCAGGCTAAATGTTGCATCTACCTTGGCTTGCTTGTCAGCTTCTGCTGCTTCTCTGGCTTTCTTTTCTTCTTCCAAACCTTTCTCATACTCCTTCTGCCATGCCTTCATTTGCTTGAGTCGGTTGTCATACCTCTTCTTCTCCTCCTCCTCATCTGACTTTGTCAGGTCTTTCTGGAACTTTGATATAGCATCCTTTGGCTTAATGAGTGACTTTTGAAATGCCTCCTCATAGGCTTTGGCTGATAGCTCGGCAGATATTTTTGCATTGTCTACCTCCTCCTTTTTAAGACCAACACCTTTGTTTAGGTACTTAGTTTTAATCTGAAACACTCGCTCTTGGTACTCTGCCTCTGCCCCGACCTCTTCTACTTTGTCATTATTAATCTTAGCCTGCAGCTGTTGCCTTTCCTTCTCAAGTTGAGCCAGCTTTAATTCATCCTGATAGGCTTCTCTAATAGCTGCTTTTGCCTTATCGGCTGCATCTTTTTTTGCCTTTGCATCAGCTTGTGTTGTTTGTTCTGTGGTTTTTTGATCCTTTAGTTTTGCCACATATAAATCATTAAGAGCAGATGACTGCCCTCTCAGTAATGCTACTTGATTGGCTAAAGTTTCCTCTGCCTTTTCTCCAGCTAACATTGTTGACTTGCCAAGTGCTGCAACAGTAGGAGCTATTGCTATTCCTATTCCAGGTATGGCTAATGATTTCTTAACCATGCCTACATATCTCTCATTAACCCTTGTTTCTACTTCTTTCAATTGTTCCTCTGCTGCTTTTAAGGCTTTCGCATTGTTGGCTTGAGCATTCTCAATAGCCTTCAGACTTGCCTTTTGCAAGTCTTTTGTAGTTTTATCATAGCTTTCTAGCTCAGCCTCATTCAACTTCTCTTTGTCAGTCTTGATCATTCCAAAGAGTTTGTTAAAGTCATTGACAAAAGATGCAGTTAACATTAATGTGTTACTAAATACTGGATAAAGTTTAGTACCCACATTATTGAGAAATCCATCCCAAGTGTCTCCAAGGTTACTTATAGCTCCATTAAGTGTCTTAGATTGAGCCTCCATTGACCCCATTACACCACCTACTTCTCCAAGACCAATCAGGTATTGCTGAATGGCCTCTGACTGGTTCTTAACTTCAGTAGTTACACCTTTAAAGGTGAATTGAATCATGTCACCCTGCTTGGCTGATCTTATGCCAAACTCTTTTAGTCGCTCAAACTCGCCTACCTGAGCATCAATAACAGCCTCTGCTAGCATGTCAAATGACTTACCAGTTGATGAGGCAAGGTCACCAAGTTTTACTATTTGTTCAGATGTTGGTCTGAATCCTTGGTTGGCTAACTTAACAAATGATGCAGTAAGCTCTTCAACCGAGAAAGGAGTAGCTGCTGCCACCTCCTTAATCATTTTCATGGTCTTAAGAGCAGGAGCATTACCTCCCAGAGTTGTGCTAAGTACTGTCTGCAGTGATTCAAAGGTAGCAGTCACACCAAAGACAGCTTTACCGAACTCCATTAACCCTTCAACAGCAAACACTCCAGCCACCATCCCACCTATAGAAGCTAACTGCTCCTCTAGGCCAGACATCTCCTTGGTCGCTTTATCAGCTCCCTTCTTCGCCTCATCACCTACCTCCTTAAATTTGGTCTTAAGTTTATCAGCCTGTTGAGCAACTTGCTTCTCCTCTGCCGATAGTCTATCGAATTGCTGTGTTGCCTCCTTCAGGTCGCTGGTATCAAGAACATACCTAATCTTAATGTCATTAGTCGAAGTTGCCATGTGCTAACTATTTGCGCCAAAGATAGCCAAAAAAAAAGCCACCCTATTGGATGGCTCTTTCCTCATGAAGCAAACATTAATCTAACCCTTAACTCTGTTTCTCTTCTTTTTCAAGTCCGCAAGATAGGCATTATATATCAAGTAGTACTCATAGATTGGCCTTTCGACCAGGTATTTAATCTCTCCAGCTCTTCCATTTGTAATTGTAAACTGCTCGTTAAATCGCTCTCGGTGTTGTCTAGTGACAGCAGTAAAGTAATGTGTTTCAGGTTGTTTAGGCTTGCCTGAGTTTCTGCCTGCAAAAAGGTCGGGAAATTCGTGCTGAATTCTTTCAAAGAGGGCAGATAGGCGTACTCTGGCAGTTTCAAAAAAAAACCCTCAACATCATTGTGCTTCATCCAATGCTCCATCTTCTGCTTATTGTATGGGTACTGATAGTCTAGTGGATTCTCATGCTCATCAAAGTAGAGGACTGTTGCCAGCTTGAGTTGCCTGGTCATGCTCATGGATAACTCTAGCTGCTCCTTGAGTCTGGAGGCCAGAATGCCTATCTCATAGAGCTTCTTTTCATCCTTCTTCTTCCGGTCGGTCAGTAAGTTGATAAGGCCAATGTTCCATGCCCGGAGATAGTCAGGGTTGACTTGCCAAAGCTCCTCCGTGAAGATGTCCTTGGCAGCTACTGCCCTCTGGAATGGCACATTGACTTCTGCTGAGAATCTAAAGTAGTTGACTCCACCAGAGGTAAAGGCATACTCAATCTGATCCCATCTGTCCTTAGGGGCTACTCCCCTGTAAAGAATTCTGCCACCTTCTGTTTGTAGAGTAGCTTCTTCTGCCACTTGTTGAGCAGGAGGAGGCACAGATGGTTTGCGCCTAAGAAAATTAAACATAAGTAGAAAGGGTAATTAAAGATAAGATAGCTGATGACCAGGTACTGCCAAGCACCTGAGCAGAATGGACATTCACCCAGCGGCTTTGCCCAGTTCATGGGTAGCCTCTGGATTTGGGAGAGATACCACTGCCCCAATGGATGATCTTCCAGAAGGTAATCCAGAAACAACGAGAAGGATGCGCTGAGTGCAGCTATGAGCAGCAACATCAGTAGGCTCTGCATCGTGTGGTAATTCGATAATGCAGCAGCCTCTACGCTTGCCACCGCAGCTAGATTCAATGTCATAATTCAAGGGTGTCATTATTAATTGCGTTTATTTCAATGATGTTAGTCTCTAGGTTGGTGTAGGCTACCTGAAAGGTAAGGCAGATGCTGTCATGTATCTTGCCATCTAATCCCATGAAGTCAATTACCTGGTGAGTATCTGGATCAATGAATCCTATGCTGTACTGGCCTGCATAGGCATTAAAGAATCCTTCTGGTAAGCCCTCCATGTCAAGCTCAACAAAGCCATCAATGCCAACACTGAGCAACTGCTGAATGGCTACATTAACACCGGGCTTAATGATGTCAACAAGCACCGAAGAGTAGCCTGTTGGTGGATAGATATAGACAGCAGTAGGGCAGCTGTTGAATGGCTGGCAGATAGGGTAGCAGTTATTGCAGCATAGTGCCATACTTTTCTAAATTGAAGTTGCTGGTGATTTCGGCAAAGTTAGAAAAAATGAAATACCTAAATGCATCTAGTGCATGTGACTTGTCTGGGTTCTTGTTCTTCCATGCATCAAGGCTACCCTGCCTGTCTACCTTGGCCTCCTTAAGGTCGGTGACCAGGGCAGCACATGCCTTCTCACTTATCGTGATCTTTGCTTTCTGGAAGATCAGGATGGTGATGAGTCTGCTGGCAATGTGGCTAGGGTTGACCTTGGGTATCTGCAGCTGCATGTCCACCAACTGTAGGTAGTTCTTGATGATTAGGTAGGCACTAATGTTGCCTTGAGTGAAGGCATTCCTTGCAGCTCCAGATGCATCCCCATTGATGACATACATCATGTCTGGGTACTCCTGCTTAATGGTCTGGCACAGGGTTGAAAGGTCACCTATCCGGTAGGTCTTGAGGACATTAATGGTGGCATAATTGGCTGCCTCACTGCCATACTTGATGTACTGGCACACTACGCATGTGTTGGTTACATTGAAGTCAAAGGCTAGATAGAGTGGGTAGGCAGGATTGGCCTTGATGTAGCCACCAAAGACATGCTTACTGTAGTCAAAGGTATAGGCAAAGAGTGACTCCCTATCCCAGACTCCCCACTGCCCAAGGGCATAGACTTCATAATAGGTCTGATTGACTGTCTTGAGTGCCTCCATCCTTGTGACATACTCATCATCAAGGAAGTTCAGAGCATCCCGGTAAGTGCCATGCAGTCTAAGTATCTGGTTCTGCTCCTTGGCAGGCACATCATCAAAGAACCTCTTCTTAATCCAGTGGCTATCGGAGACCGGGTTGAAGGTCAAAAAGAATCTTTTTGGCTGCTCTGACTTACCCCTGAGACGCAGGGTTATCTGGGTGAAGTCCTCTAGGCTTAGCTCAGTAGCTTCCTCTATCCAGATGTACTTAGCCTGAGAGAGTGACTTGAGCTTCTCAGGGTCATCACAGCCTAAGAACACTATCCGGTTAGTGCCTGACTGCAGCTCAAGGTAGCCTGTCTTGGCCTTGACTAGCTTCTCAAAGCCCCATTGGCTAATCTTATTGCGAAAGTCAGCAAAGACTGAGTTTCTCAGGGTAGCAGCAACTTTTCGAATGACAAAGTAAGTCTGGTATTGGTTGGCCTTGTTGTCAATAATTTCGCTCAGAAATATCTGAATCATTGTCTGACTCTTGCCACTTCCTGCCCCACCCCATAGGATGTTGTAGGTCTTAGGCTCAACAAGAGCAGGCAGATACTTCTGACTCCACAGCTCACCGCTGGACAGGTCATAGAGAGCCATTACTCAGCCTCAGGCTTGCGTAAGACTTTAGGCAGGATTACTTCATTGACCTGCATGTTGACCTGCTCCTGGTTCATCAGGCCAAGGTCTCTGGCTATTATGTTGTGGTTGAATAGCCCACTTGCAGCCCCTTCTAGCTTGCTGGTGTAGATTGCTTGCTCTATGCGTGTAAAGACACTACCGAAATCTTTTGATTTGGTCTTGTACTCTGATAGCTTAGTCCAGCAGGAGAAGCCACAAGCAAGGGCAAAACCTTCTTTGGTCAGCAGCCTTTTTTTTGGTAGCCTGACCTCAGTTGCATCCTTGCCCCTGAAGTCTACTTCAATCAATGGGTTTTCTTCAGCCCACTGAACATACTGCTCAAAGTTTTCAAGGATTTCCTCTGGTGTCTTGAACTTGCCATCTAGCCCATGCTTCAGCCTGAGCATCCAACATTGATTACCTTTCGGTGCTGCCATAATTTTAGTACCGGGATTGCTCCCCTTGTTTTTTATTGATTACTTCTTTTTCACTGCCTTCTTAGCCTTCTTAGCCACAGACAGAGCAATAGCTACAGCCTGCTTCTGAGGCTTGCCTGACTTCATCTCTGTCTTGATGTTGCTGCTAACTGTCTTAGCTGAATAACCTTTTTTTAGTGGCATTGTGATAACGGTAATTTTCGCAAAGATAAGTAATTGAGCATTGCCTCGTAGATGGCCTTCTGATTGTGCCAGCGCATGAGGTACTTATTCTTGTTGTCATGGCCTTGATGGTCAACAATCTTTTTGTTTAGCTGGCTAATCTTTCGGGTCAGATAATCCATGCAGTCTTGGTAGCCTATCTCTGTGTTAATGTAGTGGTATCTCATGTCATTGATGTAAGTGCTTGTTCCTTGGTAAACTTCTGGTATCATGCTAATGTGAATGTTGGTCATAGTCTTTTAACTGCATCAATGGGGCATCGAATCGCAAAGGTATAATTCCTGTGCTGCCTGATCTCATCTTGACTTGATCTATAAGGCAAAGGCCAGCATTAGGTAATTCGGTGCTTCCTACTTTGGTGGTGGCTGATGGCTCAAAGTAGTACTCAGGCCGGAGCATCATCCAGATGACATCAGCATCCTGCTCTACTGAACCGGATTCACGAATGTCAGACATCAGAGGCATCTTATCTCCTCGCTCATCTACTCTCCGGCTAAGCTGGCTGAGTGCCACTACCGGAATCTGTAGCTCTTTAGCAAGCAACTTGAGACCTCTGCTTATCTCGCCAATGATATTGACTCTGTTTGTCTCCTTTGGGTTGACCGAATTAACAAGACCGATGTAGTCAACGAATATGACCTTAATGCCGTACTTGTTCTTCCACATCGTGGCCTTAGTTCTAATCTTGCTGATATTGAGATAGCCTTCATCGGTTATCTTGATAGGCCAGTCTTTCATTCTGCCCACTGCCTCATGGATTGCGCTCTTGTCATACTGGTTCAGCTCACCTTGCTTAATCTTGTAAGCCCAGACATTAGACTCCTGAGAGGCCAGCCTCTGGACAAGCTCATGCTTTGTCATCTCTAGGCTAAACATACCACAGCCTACTCCGGCCTTGGCTAGATTGCGGATAAGGCTAACCACTAGGGCAGTCTTGCCTTGCCCTGGTCTAGCACCTACAACAGTAAGCTCTCCGTTAGTCAGGCCACCGCATAGCTTGTCAAGTGCAGCTATGCCTGTCCGGTGTCCGGCTATCTCTCCTGGCTTACTTGTCAGCCATTGGTTAGATGACTCAATGAGCTGCTGTTTGAAGTCATCATCATTTTTGGTAATGGAAGATGCAAAAAGTGCATCAAGCTTAGTCTGATACTTGGAGTATATCTCAAAGACATCACCAGAGTCAGCCTGAGACTCCTGCAGCAGCTGCATACTGATGCCATAGAGCTTGGCTCTGATGTACTGCTCAACTAAGTACCGACAGTGAACCTCTATATGACCAGGAGACTTGAGGCTTGAGAATACTTGAGCAATGTACTTGATGCCTCCGGCCTCCTTTATTAAGCCAGACTTCTTGATAGTGGCTACTGTTGTCTCTAGGTCAACAGGCTCGCCGGCATCTTGCTGAGCCTGCACTGCCTGTGCTATTATGCGATGCTTGTCTACTTGGAAGCAGTCAATGGTTGGTAATACTTGGAAAGCTGTGAGCCTATCCTCCGGAGAGAGCATCATAGCTGAGAGGACTTGCCTCTCTAGTTCATCTTCTTCGAATTTCATTTCTATTGGTTTGGGGTAAATGTAAATGATTCGTGCAAACGATGCGACCGGCCGGCCGGAACTTCTTGGGTTTGCTCGTTTTTTTTGTTTTTAGGTTCGAAGATTCCTTTCCATTGATTAGCCATAGAGGTCTCAATTATTTCTTCAGCCAATTGAGCATTACCACTTGAGTAGTTAATAAGTTTCTTGACAAACATATCAAGTGACTCCTGAGATTTATAACTGTCCTTAATTGACTTCTTATAGTCAAGCCATCTCTGGACTAGGTATGCCATCTGACCATAGCCTGATAAGTCATACTTACCTTTAGCATTTACATTGACATCTACATTTTCATCTACATCTACATCTACATCTACATCTACATTAGCTTCACTCTTGCTTGCCTTCTGCTTCGGTCTTGCTTCGGTCTTGCTTATGTTTTGCTTCCGTTTTGCTTTGCTTCCGCTTTCCCACTTGGTTCTATTGGCCTGAAGATTAGGCTTAATAAGTAGCCAGAATGGTTTGGCACTGTTTGATAGTTCAGGCTCAATTCCATCAAGCCCGAACTCAAAAATTGCCCGAAAAATCTCTAATTGTGTGTCATCTGGGAGCAACTTTATGGCATCATAAAAGCTCCTGTAAAGCACCATTGAATCTCTGCTTTTCATAATAAAAAAAACCCCATCCGGCTTTCCATGTTGAGACCAGCCAAGGAGTAGGCTGACATGTACTGACCGAATGGGGCTTTAATATTTTTCATATCCTTTATTTTACCCGGGTCTCAATCGGGGGCTTTCGCCTGCACAAATATATAACTACATTCTAATTGCCCAAACAAAAAGTACTGTAATGGCTAATCCATAGCACATCAGCACTATTCCAATGGTTGCCCAGGCATTGTGATGCCTCTTAGACTCTACTAAGTCATCGGCTAAAAGATCATGCTCAGTGTGCCAATACTCAATGTCCTCATTGAGCTTTTCAATCTCTTTCCGAAGAGCAGCATTAGTCTCCTTATGGTAGTCTCTTGACCGCCTGTGATTGTCAGAGTGCCTCCGGCAATCAGCCAGCTGGGTCTGTAATGTCTGTAGTTCTGTCATTGGTTAGATTTTTTTTTGCAAATATTTTGCCAAATAATGACAATGACAAGAGGACAAGAAAAAAAATTCCATGTACCCACAGCCAGAAGATTAGAAAGTCCTGATACTTACTCATCTGAATATCATTATAGTGTTTTTGAACCAAGGTAAAGAAGCTGCCTTTCGGAGCTTGGCAGTGGCTACATCATCCAGCTCATAGCCTCTGGATAGCATCTGCTCAATGATGTACTCATTAGGCTGGCAATTGACATGCCCATCTCCATCCTGCCCAGGGATTGCCCAGCTGAGGATGATTATTCCTGGTCTAAATGAGTGCCTGCATAGGTTGCCTATGAATATCTGCTCAAACTCTGCCGGGATGTGTTCGCCTACTTCAAGACTCATTACGCAGTCAAAGCCTTCATCTAGGTCTACATACTGAGACAAGTCAAGCACCGAACCTAGGCCATTAGAAAGCTCATAGGTGTGAGGGTTGCCATCGTAAGCTTCACAATAAATGCCATGCCTCTTGAATAACTTAACATAGTCAGCCTTGCCACAGCCAAAGTCAACAAGAGTAGCTACACCTTCTCTCCTGATGAGCATCAGGATTGCATGTGCAAGCTTTGCATCATAGGCATGGCCTACTCCGGTCTGGTTCTCCCAAAAGCCATTACTGTTTATCTTCATAATACCAATCTATCATAGTGATTACTTCATCCAAAGACCAGCAGACAATGACTAGCCAATTCTTATGTACTAATTTATCAAGGACATCCATCTGGCTCTCTGATGGCTTGTTGTAGCCTACCTTCAATTCAATTGCCAGACCTGAGTAGCCTCTGCGCTGATCTAGCACCAAGCAATCGGGTATGCCAGCCTTTACTCCCATGCCCTTGAGCTTGCTTGCCTCTATAGCATTCCTTGAGCCACCATTAGGGCAGTGAAACCAGAAAGCTCCTATAGTGTCTAGGTATCTGGCTACTGCCTTCTGGAAATTGTCCTCAGTACCAACATACTTCTTGAAGTCTGGGTTAGGTCTGATTGGCTCTTGGATTACCATGTCGAAAAATATGCCCGGCATTATTTTTTTGCACTTACTTTTGCAAACCTAAACCAATTCTATGGACTTATTGAAAGTATCAGACTTCTGCCGGAAGTATCAGCTACCTCCTCACCGATTCACCAGATACAAGAGGCTCTTCCACACAGCCAAAGTAGATGGCTATGT